TTAGTAGGGGTCGGACGGTCGGACGTCCGACCACGGTTTGTTTTCATCGGGTTGAACATTGTTCATTCGGGCGTAAACGACTTCGCATGGTTCGCCATTAGCGGTGCCCTCAAAGATCCTTGTCTCGTGTCCTCGCTCTCTCAGTTTTCTGCAAAGCGCCTCGGCCCGGATCGTTTTCCCGGATCGTTTAGGTCCGATGAAGTAGGCTTGGCGCACAAACCCAATCTCCTCCAATTGTTTCACCGCTACAGGGCTCACGTCGAAAAGCCTGATAGTGGCCGTCATCATTTCGCCCCCTCTGCCTGGTTGTCGTACCACGCGATCAGCTTCGCGATGGCGTTGTCACCTATTTCCCTATGCCGGCTCAGGTAGTGCCGGAGAATCGTCTGGATGCTCTGGTCGCTGTGGCCGGTGATCTGTCCGATCTCCGCGTGCGTGCAGCCGGCGCGGGCCAGCCAGGTCACGCTGGTGTCGCGCAAGTCCTGGTCGCGGGCGTCGCTGAGGCTCGGCATGGGCGGGATGATCCATTCGCCGCCCTGGGCGTCCTTGACGCCAGCGGCGGCGGCCGCGCGGACCTCCGCATAGACGTGGCGATACCAATCCGACTTGAACGGCGCCTTGGTCTTCTCGTCCACGATCAGCTCGAGCGGCTTCACCTTCCAGTCCAGCCGGCGCTTGCGCGCCTGGTTGATGCGCTGCTCGAGCTCCGGGGCCTGCCTGATCTCGACGATGGCCTTTGTCTTGCTCTGCTGGAAGACGCGGCGGCCGTCGATCAAGCCGCGGTCGACCAGCTCGAGGCGGTCCTTTTGGCGCTGGCCCGTCCATACGCCCATTATGATGGCGTCGCCGATCTCCGGGCGGCCGATGGCGTCGGCCGTCGCGACCAGGTGGCGGACCTCCTCCGGCGACAGGCAACGCAGGCGCGCATCGGGCATTTCCATGCCGAGGCCCTGGCAAGGGTTGGCCGGCATTTTGATGCGGCCGCGTTTCAAACCCCATGAAATGGCGCTCGACAGGACGGCGACGGCGCCGCGCGCCGTAGCGATTCCCTTGGCCGCCCAAAGCCGTTCGTAGAGGTCATAGACGATCGGCTTTGACAGGGCCTCGACGGGCGCCGACCAAATCGCCTCGTCGAACTTGGCGATGGAGTCGGATTTCTGGCGATAGTCGCGGACCGTCGCCGGCGCGGCGGCTTTCTGGCGGCGCTTGCCGTCCTCGACGGTTTCGCCCTTCATGCGCGGCGACTGGAAATAAAGCTCGAACAGTTCGGCGACGCTGATGAGCTGCGCGCTGCGCGAGCCGACCAGGGCGGGCAGGCGCTTCTTGCTGGCGCGTGCGGCGGCGGCCTGGGCGCGGCGCTCGGCAATCTCCTTCTCCTTGGCGTCCGCCCAGGCTTTGGCCTCGATCGCGTCGAACCATTCGCCCTTGGGGCCGTGGCGCAAATCCTCGCCTTTGAAGCCGAGTTTGCGCAATTTGGGGCCCGGTTCGAAACGCGGGCGACCGTCGCGCCATTTGATGTGCGTGATTTGGATGGTCAGCTTCGCCATGGTCCTCTCTTCCCTCAGCGAAAGGTCGGCGCGGGCGGCCGCGCCGGTGGGTGTTAATTCAGGGCGGTCGCGCGCGCGATCGGCGCGGCCGTGGCCGTGTCGGCCTCGTCGTGGTCCTCAATGAAGCGCAGCAATTCGTGGCGGAGATAATCGAGCCGGCATCTATCCTCCACGGACATGCCCTCGCGCGCCTTGAACATGAGGGCTTCGGCCGCGAACAGCACATAGGCGGCCGGCCCGAAGCCGAAGGCCGTCAATTCGATCGCGATGGGCTGGTCGCCGGCCTCGTGAACGCTGACGAGAACGGTGAGGGCGCCCGGTTTCGAGGCGGCTTCCACGGCTCTTTGAATGAGGTCGCGAGTCATGTGCTGCAGGCTCCCTGGTTAATGACGCCGGCAAGAGTGGCGAGTTGGGCGCGTGCGTCGCACATTTGCAAGAGCGCCATTTCGAGGGTGTCAAACGAGCGATCCATCTGGGCTTGCGCGATCGCCATGCGCTGCTTGATTTCGTTGAGCCTGTTCGCCTCGGTGACGGCGGGGTTGCGCGTGATGCTTCCGGCGCTGGTGGAAAAGCTCATGCCGCCCTCCCGCCAATGCGCGCCTCGAGCTCGGCGCGGGCGGCCGCGATGGGGTCAATGTCGGCGATCGCCGCGTCGGCGTCGGGATCGCGCTGGTCGAGCCAAGCCGTCACCAGGCGGCGCGACCAAATGCGCGTGCCCGGCAGATGGCGAGGGAAGCCTTCGGCGCGCAGCTTCGGCAGTTTGTTCTGAAACGTCCGGATGTTCATGTGCAGGATATCGGCAATTTCCTGCGCGGTCATGGTGGGTGCGTGCATGTTTGTGCGCCTCCTGTGCAAGGAAGTGCATCATTGTGCGTTATTGCGCAAATCGTCAATCAAAAAAGCGCAAAAATGCGCAGGCCTTACCGTTTGCCGGCGACTGCTTTCGCGAATTCGAAGGGGTGATCTGCGATACAAGCGAGCGTAATGACGCCGCAAATGATTGCAATGCCAAGCCAGCGATCGGCGTCGTTCTTGTAGTTGTTCGCTTCGATAAGAATCTTTAATCCAAAAAAGAAACAGATACTTAGAAGCGCAACACCGAAGACGTTTCCCAAGATAAGACCGGTTGCGTTGGCGATGATCTTTGAAAGGTCTGGCGCTAGCCAAAGCCCGCCTATAACCGCGACCGTAATTGCGGTTGGCTTTCCATATTTTTGCAGCTTGTTCACGCCGCGCTCTTTCTTCCGGTTGCTCTGAACATGTTGACGACAACGCCTCGGACAATCACATGGCGCTCGTCAACGATCATCGGCTTGAGCAAAGGCAAAGAGCCTGTGGCGGCCACAAGATAGGGCGGATCGAACACACGGAAAATCGTGTCGATCCTGCCCGGAAGGATCAGGTCGACGTCGGCGCAAACGATATCGCCCGCTCGCGGCGTCTCGGAGATATCCACAGCTAAAACGTCGCCAGGCAGAAATCCGACGGCTTCAAGCGCCCGCGACTGCAGTTTCCAAAACCGAATTCCGGGCTGCATCCTGCGCATATTGCGCATTGCCTCGTCGATCGCGAGGTCAGAGCTGGTGTCATTGTCCGACAGGAAGACCGCTTCCGCTTCGGCTGAAGCGCGCGCTCTTGCGTTGCTGGGATACGCCAACGGCGCAAAGCCGGTAGCCTTTTCGATCGACTTGAGCGTTTTCGGGCTCAGCGAATGTTTGGCGTCAGGGTCATTCAGGAAGCGGTTGATCGTTGAAGGAACTACAGAAATTCGCTTCGCGAGATCGCTGCCGCTCCAACCCATATGGGTAAGAACCGCTCCGAGCCATGACCTGATCTCTTCCCGGTCAGTTGTCATGAGAAGAAGGATAATCGCCTCCCTTGCGCAACTCATCCGCAAAGCGCCGTTGAAGATTGCACAATTTTGCGCAAGCTTGTGCGCATTAGAGCGCGGGTGATTCGCGAAAGCAATCGGGACAGCGATGCGGGCTATTACGGAAATCGAAGCAGAGCGCCGTGGCGCAAGGATCACGAAGTCTGAGCTTTGCGCTAAGGCAGGCGTGAACATAGCGACATATCGGCGCTTGGAGATCGGCAAAAATATGCCGAACATGCGCACGTTGGAGAAACTTGCGGCGGCTCTGGATACGTTGCGCGCGCAGCGGATCGCCGAATTCGAAGCCGGGGCTGCGCAATGAGTGGCGCCGTTGCAACCGTCGCGTTGTGCGCAGATGTGCAATTCGTAGGTGATTCGCTGCGTTTGCGGCCGCAAAAATTAAGCGCGAACGCGAACTTGCTGCAGATTGACGCCGACCGAATTGCGGCGGGCATTTCGCAGGCCGCGTTGGCGATGGCGGCTGGAATTAGCTGCGACACCTATCAGAGGCGGCTTCGTAGACCTGAAACCGTCTCTTCCACGCTTCTCATCAAGCTTCATGGCGCTCTCCGCGCCCTCGTGCGCAACAAGGCGGCGCCTTCGCCGGTGATCGAGCTGACGCGGTGGGCCTATGCCGGCGCGCTCGAGCGGACCGCGCGTTTCTACGGCGTGACGCCGGAGCAAGTGGCGGAGACTTCGCCCCAGCGCGGCGCGACCGCCGATGCGCATTGGCGGGCCTGCTCCCATGCGCGTCAGGCCGCGATTTATCTCGTCAACACCGGCGCCGGCATCGGGCAGGCGAAGATCGCCGCCCTTCTGGGGCTGACGCCCGCCGCCGTGTGCCTGGCTCTCAAGGACGTCGAGGACCGCCGCGACGATCCTGCCTTCAACGAAATGATCTTCGGCGCCATGCGCGCCATGGCTGGGAGAGATGAGTGATGCCCCGCGTCAATTTGATAGATGCGACCGATCAGCAGGTCGATACGGCCTGGTTCACTGCATGTCAGTTGATAGGTGCGGATCCCCGCCGGCGCTTTCAGAACGTCGCGAAATCGCCGTGTCAGCTGCATGTTCGGGCTCGCTATGTCGCAGCCTGGGGCGTTTTCGCTGAAATCCCGCGCGTGAACCGCGCCGATGTGCTGCGGCGGCTCGGTTTCTCCTGCACGAACAGCATGGCCTCACTCTACAATGCGCGTGGGTCGAATTGGTGGCGCGACGATTTGATGCGCCGCGTCGCGCAGGCCCTCCGGGGCGACGATTTCGCGCGCGGCCTGCCTTTGAACGTGCTCATCGCCAAGCAATCCCGTCGAAACGGCGTGGTTCTGCCGCGCTGGGTTCCCTCCGATCTGCGCGATGATTTCTTCGACGTCGCCGAGCTGTATGGCGAAGAGGCCGCCGCCTCGCATTGCCGCGCTCTCAAGCGCGAAATGGAGGCGGGTCATGCTTGAGCTGATGGAACTCTCTGCTGGCGGAACTGTCTCCGTCGCCAAAGGCGACCTGGTCACAGTCGAGGCCTTCGGCATGCTGCACCAGGCGCGAGTCTGCCGCTGGGTGGCTGGTCATGTGCTGGTCGACGTCGGCGACGGCGCCATCAAGGCGCTCGTCTATCCCGACGCCATCGTCGAAGTGGTGCGGAGGGCGGCGGCGTGAACAAGGCTTCCGGCTCCTCGGCCGTGATGGCCTCGAAGCGGGCGCGCCTGGCCGATGGCGCGCCGTGGCAAAAGGCGGCGCTGTTCTGCACGCCGCCATGGGCGACGCGCACGCTGTTTCGCGTGGTGCTGCCCCGGCTCGGCGTGGGGCCGATGCTTCCCAACATTGTTTGGGAGCCGTGCGCCGGCCTCGGGCATATGTCCAAGGTCATTGAAGAGTTTGCGACTGCGACGTTTGCGAGCGACATCAACGATTTTGGCGCTCCTGACGTCGCCGCGGGCTTGGACGCCTGCGACCACTCAGAATATTGGAACGCCTTCGTCCAAGGCCGCCCGGATTGGATCATCACTAATCCACCATTCTCGCCCGATCCTCCGCTGAAATCGGCGGCGGAAATGCTGCCCGGATTTCTCCATTTCGCGCGCGTCGGCGTCGCGCTGCTGTGCCGGTTGCAATGGCTGGAAACTGAGGAGCGCCACGCGCTGCTGTCCGAGTTTCCGCCGTCGCTGGTCGCGATCTTCTCCGAGCGCGTGCCGATGTGTGAGGGCGGTTACGATCCGAAGTGCAAGTCGGCGAGCGCGTACGCCTGGTTTATCTGGAAGCGCCAGGAGGATGGCCAGTGGCCGCGCTGCCTCGCTGACGGGCAGTTCACGGCCTTCCTGATCCCGCCAGGACAGAAAAAGGCGTGGTTCAAGCCGTCTGATCTCCTGCTCGCCAAGCGCCATGTGCCCGGCTTTGTGCCGCCGTCCGCGCGCCGCAAGGAACGCGAAGCAGGCCGGCTTTCTGAGCCGATGGCGATCGTTTTGAGAAATCTAATCGAGGGCAGGAGCGCGTTTTGGCACATTTCCGGCGTGTCGGAGCATGGGGGCGCATCAGGAACGTCTCTCGCGCTTCGGAAGCGCGGCTTTGTCGATCATGACTTCCAGATAACTGAGGCCGGAAAACTCGCCTTGGAAAAATGGAGCGCTCGATGATCGACGTTCCTGTCCGCGATCTCCGCGCCGGGCTGCAGGCGCTTTGCCCCGGCCTGATCCACGAGCTCGTGCCCGGTTGCCGGCGCGAGGGCAATGTGTGGGCGGCGCCCAATCCTACGCGCGCGAATGACAGCCGCTCGTCCTTCAAGATTTGGGGGAACGGCGCGTGGCGCGAATATGACGAGCCGGAAGACTTCGGCAAGGGCGACATATTGGGCCTCGTCGCCTATGTCGCCGGCTTCGCGCCGCGCTCGAAGGAAGGGCGAAAGCACGCGATCCAGTGGGCCAAGAAGCGGCTGGGGATCACGGACGGCAATTCCGACGTGATCAAGAAGATCCGGCGTGAGGCGGCGGCGCGCCGCAAGAAAGCCGACAAGGATGAGGCGGAGCGCGCGGCGCGGATCGCCCGGCGCGTCGCCGACATTCTGATCCAGAGCAAGGGCGCGTCGCATGACGGGTTCGCGCTGGTGCGCCGCTATCTGCTCGAGGCGCGCGGCATTGATTATGACGCCATTCCCAACAAGTGCCCGGTTTTGCGCTGGCATTCCGGCTTGCGGCATTGGGGCGGCGCCAATTGGTTCGGCCCGGCGATGGTCGCGCCGGCCATGAACGGCGACGGGTTCAAGACCGGGCTGCACGCGACCTGGCTGCATGACGCCGGCGGCGTCGACAAAGCGCCGATCTCGCAGGCGAAGCTGATGCTCGGCGATATCAAGGGCTCGGTCGTTCCGCTGACCTATGGGCCGTCCGGCCTGTCGACCGTCGAGGCCTCGCGTCAAGGCATACGCGGCCCGCTGGTGCTCTGCGAGGGGATCGAAACCGGGCTGTCTCTCGCCCTTGCGCTGCCTGAGGCGCGCGTCTGGGCCGCTTTGTCGATTGGAAACATCGACGATGCGCCCGTGTGGTTCGACTGCATCTCGTCGATCATCGTCGCTCTCGAAAACGACTTGAAGCCGCAAGCGCTGGCGCAGCGCGACGAAGTGCTTGAGGCGCTCGCGCGACGCGGGAAGCCGCTGACCACGATGCAGGCGCATCAAGGCAACGATTTCAACGACCTGCTGAAAGGAAGGGTTTGAATGGACATCGAAGGACTGAGGGCAAAGGCGGCGGCCGTCGTCGCCAAGGCGGCGTATCATTCCGCCGGAAATTTCGTCGCGATCTACCATGATGCGACGGAAGACTCGTTGGCCTGGCCGACGTGCGGCACCGGTTCGCTGACGGCGGACGCACGCGACGCGGCGCAGGAAAAGCTGGCGGGTTTCGTGCGCGCCAATCCGAACGCGCCGGCGGAAGCCCTGTATCGCTATGCGCACGGGCAGGAGGTGCATTCGGCCGATGTCGATGGGTTTGCCGAATGCCCGCTGGCCTATCGCACCGGATATTGCGCGTTCGCCACGCTGATCCTGCTCGGTGATGGCCTGATCGCGCAGGACATCGCCCGCCTCGAGGCGTGGGAACAGTCGAAAACCGTGATCCCGGCCGCCGCCCTGGCGGAGAAGGAAGAAGATACGATCCTCGAGCTCGTGCCCGATCCGCTCGCCAAGCGCGACGATGTGCAGCTCGTCCAGGTCGAGACGCCGGCGCCGGCCTCGAGCGCGGGTCCGACTGAAGGCGAGACCGCCGCGGGCGCCGCCGCTCCTGCGTCGGATGCGCCGCCGATCGGCGACACGGCCGCGCCTGCCGCGCCTCAAGAGCCGGCCTCTGCGCCGGCCTCCGATCCTTCCAAGGCGACCTGATCCCCGAGGGGCCGTCTTGCCGTGTTTGTTGCGTGTTGCGTCGCGTACCCCCTGAAATGTTGGAGGTTGGCCATGTGGCTGGTTGAGCGGATGCGCGCGTCAAGCGCTTGGTGCGTGACGAGGGATCGCGGTGTGACCATCGCGGCCGTCGGCGACATGGAAACCTGTTTTCGCATCGCCCGCCGTCTCAATGCGGCGGAGGCCGGCGACGATCTGCCGATCGACGTCGCCGCGCGGATATCCGGCGACCTGCAATTGGCCGCCTGATCTCAAGTTCGTTGCGTGTTGCGTCGCGTTTCAACCATCGCCCTGGGCGCCCGGAAATCTTCGTAAATGGTTCAGACTGGAGTGAAAGGCGTTCGCGCCGCGTGGGCGGACGCTATGGAAAAGCTCGGCTCCGGGCCGGTGTCGGACCCGGCGCCGGGCAACAAAGAGGCCTGGGGCTATAACGCGGGCCAATGGCCGGGCGCGCCGGCGGAGAAACTTCCGCCCGGCTGCCCGGTCGTGCCGCTCGGCATGGACGGGAAGGTTTGTTACGTCGTCGATTCGCTCGGGCAGATGATCGACGTCACCACGTCGGAATGGACGCATAACACGCTGATTTCGCTGTTCGCGGCGCGTCCGAATTATCTCTATCACCATTGGCCGCGCTTCAACGCTCAGGCGATCAAGGAACAGGGCGAGTTCGTCATCAACGGGCTCGAGGTGAAAGAAGTTCACCAATGCCTGATCGCGGCGGCGGCGCGGCGCGGCATGTTCTCGCCGCGCGAAAGCGTGCGCGGCCGTGGCGCCTGGCTGACGTCGCGCGGCGAATTGATCTGGCACGCCGGACCGGCGCTCTATCGCGTCGACGGCAAGACGCTGAAGGCGGCGCTGCCGGGCGAAGTCGACGGCATGTTCTATCCGCAGCGCCCGCCCGTGACCCTGCCTTGGAAAGAGCCTGTCCCGCCGGAGGATTCGCCGGCGCGCCAGTTGCTCGAGGATCTGCGTTCGTGGTCGTGGGAACGGCCGACGCTCGATCCGGTTCTTGTGCTCGGCCTGATCGGGACGATGTTTTTGGGCGCCGCGCTGCGTTGGCGGCCGCATGGCTTCCTGACCGGCGATAAAGGCGTCGGCAAGACGACGCTGCAAACCGTGATCCGCACGGTTTTGGGGCCTTCGGTGATCTCGGCCGAGGACACGACGCGCGCCGGCATTTATCAGATTGTGCGCCAGGACTGCCTGCCTGTGGCGATCGACGAGCTCGAGGCCTCGGCCGTCTCGCGCAAGGCCTCCGAGATTATCGACCTGGCGCGCGTCGCCAGCTCCGGCGGCACGATCTCGCGCGGCGGCGCCGATCATGAGGGCGTGCAATTCACGCTGCGCAACGCGTTTCTGTTTTCCGCGATCAATCCGCCGCCGATGGAGCCTCAGGATCGGTCGCGCCTGGCGATCTTGAACCTGGGCAAGATCGACAAGACGCGGATCGGCCGGACGCCAACGGTGGACGCCGACGTGACCGGCCGGATGATCCTGCGTTCGCTGATGGATAGCTGGCCGAAATTCCATGGCTGTCTCGAGCGCTGGAAGGCGACGCTGTTCGATGGCGGCCTCGATAGCCGCGCTCAGGACACGTACGGCACGCTGTTGGCCTTGGCCAACCTGCTAATCGGCGACGACGGCATGAATGCGGCCGGTTTCGACCTCGAGGACCGGGCTTTCGTCGGCAAGATGATCGGCCACATGACGTCGAACGATCGCCAGGGCGACGACGATAACTGGCGGCAATGTCTCGCGCACCTGCTCGGCTCGACGATCGAGGCTTGGAAGTCGGGCGAAAAGCCGACGGTCGGCCGCGTGGTCGAGGATTGGGAAAGCGGCGTGCTCTCGTTCGACGCCGTGAATGAACGGCTCGGCCTGGTGGGCATGCGCGGCCGCGAGGAACGGGAAGACGGAACGCCCTGCAAAACGGGCGACGCCGGCGACAAGCGGCGGCTGCTGTGCGTGCCGCTCTCCTCCGTGGGGCTTCAGAAGATTTTCCAGGGCTCGAAATGGGCCTCTGGCGTGTGGGGCTCGGCGCTGAAGCAAGCGCCGGCCGACGTCGTGATCCGTGATCGCGGCAATGGGCAGAACGTCAAGATCAACCGGCTGACGTCGCGGTGTTTGTTCGTCGATCTGGTGGCTTTTGACGCTCATGTGAAGAAGGAAGAGCAGGCATGACTTGGGCTGAAGATAAAGACGAAGACGTAAAGCCGCTTCTTACTATTGAAATTATTGGGTATCGCTTCGGGCTTTACAAGGTGAGCATTGGCCGGTCGCTGTTGCGCATCCGGGGTATCTTCCCGTGGCGCTGGCTATGATCAACGCCTCGCCTCCGCAAATCGTGGCGGCCGTCGCCGCTGCGTCGCGCCTGGTCGGACTGGATAGCTCAACGCTCGGCACGCCGATCGCCGAAGGCCTGATGTACAGAGCGCGATATGTCGCGCTCGCCGCGCTCATCGAAGCGCTGCCCGGCGCCAACGCCAAGGAATTGGCGAAGCGCGTGCAACTGACAAAGCGCAATGCGCTGGAGCTCCTGCATTCTTCCGTCGCCAAGGCGGCCTGGTGGCGGGAGTCGGCGGTGCATGAGGTGGCGGACGCCGTGCGCCAGGTCGCGCCCGATCCTGAGGAGGCGGCCGGCGCCAGCGTCGACGGCGGTCACCTCAAGGCCTTTATCGAGCGGATCGAACGGCTCGAGGAGGAAAAGAAGGCCATCGCGGACGATATCCGCGACGTCTACGCGGAAGCCAAGGGCAACGGCTATGACGCGAAGATCATGCGGAAAATCATCGCGCTTCGGCGGCTCGATCCGAACCTGCGGCGAGAAGAGGAGGAAATCCTTGATCTCTACCTGGCGTCTCTGGGGGAGTGACCATGCCCTATTTCCGCAATCGCGAGCGCGGGAACGTGATCGAGGCGCAGGAATTCACGGGCTCATTCGAGAGCTGGCGCGAGATCGCGGCTAACGGCGTCGCGGCCGGCGTGGATTGCGCCTGGGTTCCCGGCTGCGGCGCCGATGACGATCCGCCCTTCATGTTCCTGTACGGCGACGGCGAACCGCGCGCCTACGTGGGCGACTGGATCGTGCGCCATCCCGGCACGGCGAAGGCCGGAGTGCTCAAGGGTGACGAGCTGCGGGCGCGCTATGCGCCGGCGTGAGGAGAGCAGATGAGCCACATGGATTATGATCGTCCGGAGACGCAGCTTGCCAGCGCGCGTGTAGCCATATGCGTGAACCTTGAGCAGTGGTTCATCGACCGCGGAATGTACGCTGCTGCGTTCGCGATGAGCCGCACTGTTGATGCTGTGGCGGAGCGATGGGCAGCGCTTTTTCAAGAGGACGAAGACGCCTTCATCGGGCCGCCCCGGCCGCCCCGTGCTTCTCTCGTGGAAGACGGCGACATCCCGTTCTAATTCAGCCTGAGGGATCGGCGCTCGTCCTCGCGCGCCCTCGGCCCCTCTTGCGCCTGCCCGGCCCCTGCGGCCGCGCGGGCGTGATCTCTCGCGGCCTATGACCAGGTGGACTAGATCGGCTCGCCCCGACCCTTTTTAGGCCAGGGGGCTTTCTCTCACCCCGGCCCCGTGGGGGACACAATAGGCCGCGCGCGCCCCGCGTGCGAGGCCTTCATCATGGCTTCGGACGCGCGCGAGCGCGCGGCGAGCGCTGCGGCGTGATCGCAGGGTTGCGACGCGCGCAGTTAATGCGGGCGAAATCGTGTGCAGCATGGCCAGAGGCGCGGGCGTTGGCCTGCCGGTTATGGACATAACCGCTCATTACCGCGCTCGTAACCGGGAATTTCTCACCAACTCAAAGGGGTAGGGCGCATGGTTATGCGGTTATGTCTCTCTCGCGCGCGCGCACTATGCGCGTGTGTGCGCATGTGCGCGCAGGCGCAGACGCGCGCGCATATGCGCGAACCACATAACCACATAACCGCATAACCAGAGGTATAACCTTATGAAATTGCGAACGGTTTCGGTTATGTCGGCGGTTATGACCGGGCAAAATGGCCAATTCGGCATAACCGGCGCGCCCTCGATCTTCGCCGCGCGCGCCGTGCTTCGCGCGCAATCAATTGAAAATAGGGGATTTAATCGCCATGGCTGACGGCAAGGGGACGGCGCTCGCCGATTTGGCCGCAGATTTGGGGCCTGAGATGGCGCTCACCGGCGACGTTTCGAAATCTGGCGATTTGTTCGCCGCGCTCGACGCCGAGGTCGAGCAATTCGACACCTCGTCAGTCGCGCCGCCTCGGCGCGGGCGCGGTCGGCCGGCTGGATCGCCGAACCGGACCACGCTCAAGCTGCAAGCCTTCCTCCAGGCGCGCGGCTATCGCGATCCGGCGGAGTTCCTGGCCTCGATCATTTCGGCCGATCCGCGCGACCTGGCGGCGCGGCTCGCCGGCAAGAAGGATGCGAAGGCCGTCGAGTTCGGCGAAGCGCTCGAGGTGCTGAAGGTGCAGCGCGCGGCGGCTGGCGAGCTCATGCCGTACTTCCACCAGAAGATGCCGATCGCGGTGCAGCACTCGGGCGACGGCGCGGCGCGTCCGCTCATCATCATCGGCGACGGGCCGCGCGGCGGCGACGGTCGCGGCGGGTCGGCCATGTCGATCTACGATGTTGAGGAAAATCAGACGCTTGGGCCTGCTCGCGATGGCGGGTCGCATGAATGAGGGTCGCACGATGCGGGTTAGCGCGCTGATTTGGAAAGGAAATCGCAGGCGGAAACCAATGATTGAAAATCATCGGGTCAGCGTCAGGAGGGGCGCCCTCGGCGGGGGGCGCCCCCCCTCGATCCTCGGCGGCGGCCTGGCGGGCGGCGCGGCCTTAAAACCGGCGAGCGGCCTCCCCCCCAGGGGGGTGCAGTCTCACACCCAAGGCCCCCTTGGGCTTGCCTGGCGGTCAGGGGCGGAAATCAATTGGCGGGCTCCGGAAGGGCCGGGGGGCCGGGTCGCAGGGTTCAAGGGCGTGGGGCCTGGGGAATGAGCGCGGAAAAGCCTCTCTCTCGCGCCGATGTCGCCTCGCTGTGCGGCTGCAAGGTGCAAGACATCCCGAACAATCCGCTGTTCTCGCTGACGCATTATGAGCCGGCCGGGCCGGTCTGCGCCGCCTATATCCGGTCGTGCGGGCCGATCGACGCCATCACCGGGCCGTCCGGTTCGGGAAAGACGGTCGGAACGGTGTTCAAGCTGATCCGGTTTTGCGTGGCGTACATGCCGGCGACGAAGCCGTCGGAAAAGCATCCGTTCGGCTTGGTCAAGGTGCGCGTCACCGTCCTGCGCGATAATTACCGGGCACTTTACCGCACCACGCTCCGGTCGTGGTTCCAGTGGTTCCCGCCGGACTATCAAGGCTCGGCATTCTTCGGCGGCCAGGATCGGCCGGCGCGGCATGAGCTGCGGCTGTCGACCGTGCGCGAGGTCGACGGCGTCAGGCGCGAGGTTCCCGTTGACATCACGGTCGATTTCTTCGCCGTCGGCGACGTCGCCATCGAAGAGCTTTTGAAGGGTTATGAGACGTCGTGCGGCTGGTGCAACGAGGGCGATCTCCTCGCGCCGCGCGTGATCACGTTCCTTTATGATCGAACCGGGCGGTTCCCTTCGCGTCAGGAACTGCCAGAAGGCGTCAAGCTGCCGCGCATGGTCGCGGTGGACTTCAACCCGCCGCCGCCCAAGCATCCGCTCTGGAAGGCCTGCACGCGCGGGTCGTTCCAGGAAGAGGAGGCGGATGATCCGCTCGAGGCCGCCTTGCAAGCGACTGCGAAGAAGATCGAGGGGCAGAAAAAGACCCTGAACTTTTTTCATCAGCCGTCCGGCCTGTCGCCGAATGCGGAGAATCGACGCGGCAAGAGCTTCGACGATTACCAGCGCGCGGCCGCGGTGATGACGGAAGACGACAAGCGCCGGTTTGTCGATGGCCTGCCAGGCTATGCCCGCGACGGAAAGCCCGTCTATGCGCGCGAGTTCAACCGCTCGAAACATATCGCGGGCGGCCCGCTGGCGATTCTGCCGGGCGTTCCTCTCGATATCGGCTTCGACCAGGGACTGAGCCCGGCCGCGATCTTCTCGCAGACGTCGAGTCTCGGCCAAGTGCGCGTGCTGCGTGAGCTGTGGCTGGGGCATGGCATCGGCTATCAGCGCTTTCTGGAGGCGTTGATCCCGCTGTTGACGGGGCCGTTTCGGGGGCTTCCTCCGGGGAATTTCACGGCCGACCCCGCCGGCTTCTACGGCGCGGATAAGGTCGTCGGCGAGCTGGCGTGGGCGGAGGCGATCTCCGCAGGCCTGGGCCATCCGATCTACCCGGCGCCGACCAATGAGCCGTCCGCGCGCTGGGAAGCGGTGCGGCTCCGGCTGCGGATCGACATCGACGTGACGACGCCAGGCCTGATCATCGACCCTTGTTGCGAGATGCTGATCGAAGGGTTCGAGGCTGAATACAAGTTCCCGAAATTCAAGGAAGGCGCGCCCAAGGCCTACGGCGACCAGGTCGTCGATAATGACCATCACAACGTCCATGACGCCTTGCAGTACGACATTCTCGGCCGGTTCGGCCGCGCCGGCGTGATCAACGAGGCGGCGAAGGCTGGTCGCCCCGGCTCCGTCATCCCCTTCCGCACCAATCGCGAAGGCCACAAGCCGGGGGATTTCAATGTGTGGAACACTTGAGGTCGTCACGCCTGCGCCGCTGCTCGAGGGGCGCGGCCTGTTCCGCGGCGCCGACAAGCCGCGCCTGGCGGCGACCGCGACGCTGCAAATGGCGCGCGCGAAAACCTATGGCTTCCTCGTCGGCGGCGATCTCATCGTCGTCATGGGCTTCTGGCCGCTCGCGGACGGTCGCGAGGAAGTTTTCCTGCTCGGCAGGCCTGCCTGTGAAGTGGGGCCGCACATGCCGCTTTTGGCGCGCCGCGCCCGCTTAATCCTCGCGCGGCGGCTGCAATGTGGCGTCGTTGGGTTCGTCGGCCTGGTGCGAATCGGTCATGCGCCGGGTTCGCGCCTGGCGCGGATTGCGGGCTTTGCGAAAGCCGGCGAGGCGGGCGGCTTCGAGCTGTGGGAGCGGTGAATGGGTCAATTCGTTTCAGCTCTGTTCGGCGGCGGCGGCAATGCGTCTGCGCAAGCGGCTGCTGACGCCGCGCGCCAGCGCGAATTATCGTCGATCGCCACGGCGCGCCAGGAGCAGGAAGCGCAGGATCAATCCGCCAAGACAAACGGCGAGCTGGGACAGGTGGGAAAGACGCCGCGCGGCCGTCGCCTGCTGCTGTCGAATGAAAGCGGCGGCCTCGGCTCCACGCTGGGCACCGCCTGATGGCGCGCGCGCCCGTCGATCTCTGCGAGCATCGTCGCCGCGCCGACTCCGCATGGTCGGAGCGTGGCGTCTGGAACGAAATCTATCAGGACGCCTATCGCTTCACGACGCCCTATCGCCGCCCCGTCAACGGGCCGTCCGGCTCCGACAAGGGGTCGAACCGGACCGATCATCTGTTCGACAACACCGGGGTCGTCTCTACGTTTCGCGGCGCCGGGCAAATGCAACAGGACCTGTTCCCGCCGGGGCAGGTCTTTTTCCGGCTGAAGCCCGGGCCGATCACAAAGCTGGTCGCGAAAGCGCAGCAGCGCGGCATGGGCGACAATGGCGGGCCGCCCCTCGACGACGCCGCGCCGGCGCCGGAGGAGAAGCGCGACGCCGCGTGGTTTGAGCGCCAGCTCGATCAGGTGTCGGCGCAAATCCAGCCGTTCTTCCTTTCTGGCGAATGGGACAACGCGGTCTCGGAGCTGTGCCTCGATCTCTATCTCGGAACGGGCGTGATGCTCATTCTCGAGGGCGATCGCGAAAACCCCGTTCGCTTCGTCTGCCTGCCGATCGACGAAGTCGCGTTGGAGCCGGGGCCTTATGGCGATGTGGCCGCGCTGTTCTGGCGCACCAAGATGACGCGGCGCGCGATCAAGGCCGCCTTTCCCAAGGGTGTGTTCCCCCAGGAATTTGAGGACGCGCTCGAGAAAAACGCCGACGACGAAATTGACCTGTCGCAAGATTTCGTCCGGACGGCCAAGGGCTGGCGGCTCGTCGTCACGATCGACAAGTGCGAAACGCCCGTCACCACACAGGATTACCGGACGCAGCCGTTTGTCGCCGCGCGCTATTTCCGCGTGCCCGGCGAGACCATGGGGCGCGGCCCGGCGCTGCTGGCGCTGCCGTCGATCAAGACGCTCAACAAGGTCATGGAACTGACCTTGAAGGCGGCGGCGATTCAGATGCTCGGCATTTGGGGTTATCGGCCGGGTGGGACGTTCAATCCCGACCAGGCGCGCATCATGCCCGGCGCTTGGTGGCCGATGCAGGCGACCGGCGGCGTGATGGGGCCGGACGTGACGCGGCTCGATACGGCCGCCGGCCGCCTCGATGTCGCGAACATCGTCCTGCAGGAGCTGCGCACGCAAGTGCAGGCGGCGCTGCATGACCAGTCGTTGCCTGATGGCGGGGCGACGCCGAAGAGCGCAACCGAAATCATGGCGCGCATGGCGCGCGTGAAGCAGAACTATGTCGGCGCGTTCGGGCGCATGATCCATGAGGTTATTCCCGTGGTTGTGCGGCGCGTGATCGAAGTCCTCTACAAGAAGGGGCTTCTCACGGTCGACGTGAAGATTGATCAGCTTCTTGTGGCGATCGACGTCATGTCGCCGCTGGCCCAGGCGCTCAAGGCGGACACCCATAAGACGACGGTCGAAGCCATGCAGATGGTCGCCGCCCTCGAGGGGCCGCAAGGCGTCGCGCGCCGGTTCAAGCTTGATGAGATCATCCCCGAGATGGTCAAGGATCTCGGGGTGGACAGCGAGTACGTGCGCACCGCGCAGGAGCTGACGGACTACGACAAGCAAGCCTCCGCGCAGCAACAGGCCGCCGCGATGATGCAGGCCGCGCTCAACAAGCCGATGGATTTCAAGCAGGCGCTTTCGCCGCAGGAAGATCAGCAGCAAGCCGCTGCTTAAACTGGAGAAGAGCATGATCAATCCCACCGTTGGCCGCGTCGTTTGGTATCGTCCGGGCACCTTTGATCGTGAGCATGGCGTAGCCGTCAACGGCGACCAGCCGCTCGCCGCGCTCGTCGCCACCGTTTGGAGCGACCGTGTCGTCAATCTTGTGGTGTTCGACGCCAACGGCACCACGTTCAGCCGTTCTTCCGTGACGCTCGTCCAGGAAGGCGACGCCGTTCCCGAAAGTCGGGAATACTGCGAATGGATGCCCTACCAGATTGGGCAGGCCAAGAAGCATGAGGCCGAAGGCGAAAAGGCAGCCTGACAATGTCCGGCCCCGCGATCCCCCCGCGCTATGGCGCGCGGCAGGCCATGCCGCTGCAAGGGTTTCTCGATCAAACGGAAGGCGTCGATCTCGACGCCATCCTTGGCAAGCTCGAGGGAACTCCGGCCGTCTCCAACGAGCTGGCGCTCGAGCGCGAGCGGGTCGCGAAGCTGGCCGCCGCCTGGGCCGCCACGCCTGAGGGCGCGGCCATCCTCGAATTCCTCGCGGACGTCAGCGTGCGGCGCCCCGTGTTCCTGCCCGGTCTTGGCGCGGAGGCTGTGGCCTATGTGGCGCACCGCGAGGGGCAAAACAATCTGTTCTGGCAGCTCGTGCAGTTGATCGCGATCGGCCGGGACGAAACGCCGCCAGCGAGAGAGGGCATGTGATGCTGAGGTTTCGATTTTCGGATTTGATTTTGCGCGAGGCCGAGGGCGGCTCCGGCGCTGGCGGCGGAGCTGCGGCCGCTTCCGGCGCCGCGCCGGGCGCGGACGGCGCAGCGCAAAACACCGGCGCGGGCGGCGACGGCGCGCCGGCCGGGCAGGCCTCGGGACAAGGCGACCTCTCCGCCTTTCGCCCCGAAGGCCTGCCCGATCATCTCTACGGCGCGAGCGATAGGGAAACAGTTGAGAAGCTGTATGGGGCCTATAAGGGCGCCCGCGACGCGATCGCGACCTTCGGCGAGGTTCCGAAGGATGCTGCCGGCTATGTGTTCGAGCCGTCCGAGACGGTGAAGCCGTTCGCCGAAAGCCTCTCGAAAGATCCGTTCTTCGAGAAGGTGAAAGGGCTGGCGCTCCAGCACAAGATCCCGGCGAAGCAGTTCAATGGCTTCATTGACGGCATCATGTCGGAAATGATCGCCGGCGAGCTGGTGACCGAACCCTTCAATGCGGAAAAGGAGCGGCTGGCGCTGGCGCCGGACATCGCCGATCCGAAAGAGCGGGCGGCGGCTGCCGACAAGATCGCGCGCGAGAATATCGCCCTGGTCGACGTCTGGAAGTCGCAGGGTATGCCCGAGAACGTCGCGACCTGGTTGCACTCGCAGCTCGATCGGGCGTCCGCCAATCAGCTGGTGTCGTTCTTCGCTGATCGGCTCGGGGAGGAGCGGCCGGCGCTTGGCGGGACGCCGGTGGGCAATGTGACGGAAACGCAGCTCGACGCGCGCATGGCCGATCCGCGCAATCAGGTCGGCGGGCCGCAATATGACGCGGAATTCGCGAAGCAGACCGCGGCCATGTTCAAGGCGTTCTATGTCTGATTAAAACCGCGCCGTCGCGCTTAATGGCGGCGGCGTGGGTCGATCTTGAAGCGGACCGATGGGATAGACCCGGCCCGCTTCTTCGCCCTCCTTCTTGGACCGAAGAGTCCCGGCACTCGACCCGGCGGTGACATTTTTCACCCAACCGGAGATTACCATGGCCGCTCAGACGCCTGCCTGGTTCGAACCGAAATTCAAGAAGGGGGCGATCCACCGCCTCCAATCTCAAGGCTTCCTTCTCAAATCCGCCGTTGAAGAAGCGAGCGACACGGACGGCTCGACCGTCACGTGGCGCCGCGCTGGCACGGGGCAGGCCTCCCAGCTTCAGGGCGGCATGTCTGCCTCCCCGGTGATGAACGCCGGCCGCGACACAGTGACGGCGACCTTCGTCGATTACGAAGCGAACGAGTTCATCAAGAAAGCCGACCTCAACAAGATGTCGGAAAATGAACAGCAGATCTCGCAGCAATCGGCCGCCATGGCGATGGGCCGAACGTTCGACCAGATCGTGCTGAAGACCATGGACTCCGACGCCGTCAACATCACCAACGTCGGCACAGGCGCGGCCGCGATCGCGCCGACTGACATCATGACGGCGCAAGGCCAGATCTTTGACGTCGGCGCCGGCAGCTACGAGTATTTCTGTGCGCTGCCGACCATCTTCATGCAGCAGCTCGAACTTTTTCGCGAAATCTCGTCCAGCGATTACGTCGGGCCGGAATATCCGCTGCTCAAGCAGATCGGCGCTCGAAAGTGGCGCAACATCACGCTCATTCCGATGCCGTCGAGTTTCTTCAACGTGCCCGCCGCTAACCAGGCGGACGGATACATGTGGGTGAAGCAGGCGTTCGGCTTCGAGTGGAACAAGCAGATGTCCTGCCGCGTGGACTGGCTCGCCAAGGAAAAGGGCTACTTCGTCGCCATGGACATGGGTTGCGCGGCCGCGAACATCCTGCCCGAGGGCATCAAGCGTCTGCGCTTCGCCACCAACGTCGCCCTTGCGCGGCCGAACCCGTAACAGGAGCTATCTATGTCGCTTTATCTGCAAGCTCTGCAGCGTCTCCACCAGACGCTCGTAGGTTCGACCGCCGGCGGCGCCAAGACCAACACGTCGTCTGTGTGGCGGTATGCCACCGACGACGCCGCCGCCACGGTGGAAACGGCAGGCTATTTCAACGGCGCGCGCTCCATCCTCACCGTCGGGGACGTGATCATCGCCAGCATGGTGATGAGCGGCGTGCCCGTGAACAAACAGTACGTCGTCCTGACCGTGCCGGCGTCGGGCAACGTTACGATCGGTCTGCAATCCACGGCGGCCGGCTGATCCTGATTTACGCCGGGGGTTTTTGCCTTTGACCCGGCCTGCGCGTCGCGATTCACCTCGCGGCGCGCTCCTCCTTCCGCAAGGCGCGCCATGGCTCAGACGATCGACGATGTCACCATTTGCAATCGCGCCCTGGCGCGCCTTGGCGGCGGCCAGATTGTTTCGCTCGACGAGGATACGGATCTCGCGCGCCAATGCGTCGCCGTCTATGACGATCTGCTTGAAGCGGCGCTGACCCTCTACCATTGGAAATGGCCGCGCCGGACGAAGGCGCTCGATCGTCTCGATGAGGTTCCCGAGAACGGCTATCTCTACGGTTACGGCTTCCCGGCCGGCGCGATCTCGAACCCGATCAAGGTTCTGGCCGATCCTCGCAACCCCGATTATCCCTTGCGCGAATTCGTGGTCGAGGGCCGGACGCTTTACACCAACGCCATCGCCGTATGGGGCGCGTTCGTTTTTCGGCTTTCCCCCGATCTTTGGCCTCCGGTCTTCCGGCTCGCCTTCCAGACCTGGCTGTCCGCCGCGCTGGCGATTCCCGTTTCACAGGACGCCAACCTTGCTGCGCAACTCGAGCAGCAGGCGATCGGCGCGCCGTCCGAACAGGGACGCGGCGGCATCATGGGCCGCGCGATCGCGATCGACGGCGCCACGTCTGGCGGCGACGCCCCGGCGCTCGCCAGCGATCCTCTGACCTCCGCGCGATATGAAGGCGCGCCCTGGTATGGGAATTTCTGATGGTTGCGAAACCCGGAACCTATCAGGCCTCTTTCAACGCGGGTGAGTTGGCGCCGGAGCTGTGGGGCAATACCGGGCTCAAACAGTTCTTCTCCGGGCTCTCGGCCGCGCGGAATATCGCGTCCGTGCCGCAGGGCGGCTTTGATCTCCTGCCGCGCTCGCGTCATCTTGGCGTGATCGGCAATGCGGCGAACGCCAGGTTGTTTCGCTTCACGGTCTCGCGCTCGCTCGCCTATGTCGTGATCCTGATGGCTGGCCAGGTGGCGATTTGGCGTAATGGCGCCCTGCAAGCGACTTTATGGGCGCCCTATGCCGACGCCGACGTCCCGTTCGTCAAGGTGGTGCAGCGCGCCGAAACCATGATGCTGTTCCATCAGGCGTATGAAACCAAGCGGTTGATCCGCCATGGTTCCGACACGGCCTGGTCGTTGGACGCCACGCCTTGGGTTCACATTCCCGATGTCGACTACGGCGGCGCCTACGCCAAGACGGACGAAGTCTGGAAAATTTATCTTTATTGGCCGTCGAGCGGGTTCACGTTGGCCGGCATGGGGTTTGTCGTTTCCGTCGACGGGATCGAAACGGCGACGATCCCGGTGACGACAATGCAGACCCAGACCTTTGGATCAACTGTCACCACTGTGGACCCCGTAGCGACGGCGTCGACCGTTCAGGCCGCGCTCATCGATCTGGCCAACGTAGAACCGGGAATCACCGTGTCCGGCGTGCTGTCGACGGCGACGTCGATCACGTTCCAAGTGACGTTTTCCGGCGGGCTCAATTCGGGAAATTCCTTTACGGTTTCCGGCCGCGTAGTCACGACGGGCAGCGCCGCGTTGCAAACATCGCGTGCCGTCCAGGGCAAGCCGGGCGGCGAATCCCTGTTTTCGGCTTCTCGCGGCTATGCGGCCTGCGCCGCCTTCTACCAGGACCGGCTCATTCAAGGGGGATTCGCCTCGAAGGGTTCTGCCTGGCTGGCGTCGCGCACCTCGGAATATTTCGACCAGAACGTCGATCTTACGGGCGCGTCCGGCGCGATGTTGATCAATATTGACGCGGATGGCTCCGAGGAAATCGAGCATATCATTCAGGCGCGCCATCTGTGCATCTTCACGTCAGACGCGGAATATTTCGTGGCGGATCGTGCTTTGCAGAAAACGCAGCCGCCGAACATTGTCCGTTCCTCGACCTATGGCGCGTCCAAGCGTGTGCCGCCTGTCTTCGAGGAAAGCTCGCTGCTGTTTGTCTCGCGCGAGGAGTCGATCGTCTATGCGGCCACCTATAACGAGGTGGCCTCCGCCTATGAGGCGTCGCCGCAATCCCTGCTGTCGTCGCATCTGATTTTCGGCATTCGCGACGCGGCCTTGCAGGTTTCGACCTCCGCCACTGACTCCCAGCGCTATTTTCTGCCGCGTGACGACGGCGTGATGGTGGTCGCGCTGCTGATCCGCAATCAAGACGTCTATCCCTTCGTGCGCTGGGAAACGGACGGCAAGGTGCGCGCCATCGTCGTCGACGGCGCGAACGTGCCGCACATGCTGGTCGAGCGCCAGATTGGCGGCGTCGCCAAGCTCTGTTTCGAGCGTCTCGAGGATGGGCTGTTGCTCGACGGGGCCGTGACGCAAAGCTTCGGCGCGCCGACGACGGCGATCGGCGGGCTGTGGATGCACGAGGGGGCTACGTGCTGGGCCATTGTCGACGGCTATGTCGAAGGGCCGTTTACGGTGTCGGGCGGGTCGATCACGCTGGCGAATGCGGGGTCTGTGGTCACGGTCGGTCGCTGGACGGCGCCCATTGCCGCGACGCTGCCTTTGCCGCGCGACGTCGGGCAACGCACGGTGCTCAAGCGGCCGTGCCGCGTGCATACCGTGCAACTCGATCTGATCGGAACGACGTCGCTCGCGGTCGGCGCCAACGGCCAGCCGCCGCGCGACGTGCCGCTCGCACGGGTGACCGATCCGACGGACGCGCCGACGCCGCCCTATACGGGCGAAAAAATCATCACGGGCATCGCCGGCTTTTCGGCGGACGGGATCGCCGTGATTACGCAGCTCCGCCCCGGAAAGCTGCAAGTCAGAAACGTCACTCTCCAAGCGAAGGTGTGAAATGGAATTCGCAGCCGCAGCCTTGTCTTCGCTCGCCTCGGGCCTTGGCGGCGCCGCAACGGCCGCGACCTCGGCCGTCTCCTCGGTCGGGACGGCGATCGGCGGTGCCTCGACCTTTGCGTCGATCCTGCAGGGCGGCGCGGGGCTCGTCGGCGCCATGTCGGCTGTGCGTTCGGGCGACGCGCAGGCGGAGGCGTTGCGCCAGTCCGCGCTCGATGCGGAACAGGATCGGCGCGCGGTTGGCGTCGATTCGATCAATCAGCAGACCAGCCTGCGCAAAGCGCTGATCCAATCGCTGGGGGAACGCGATGTCGCCTATGCGGCGTCAGGCGTCGACACGTCGTTCGGTACGCCGGCCGTCGCGCGCCAGGCGGCGGAGGCCGACACGCAGAACGCGCTGTCGCAAGTGCAGGACGACACGGCGGCGAAACAGGCGCGGTTGTCCGCGCGCGCCGCCTCTTATCGCCAGCAAGCGTCCGAAGCGTCGAGCGCGGGGTGGATCAAGGGCGTCGGCTCGATCCTGACGGCCGGCGCCGGCATTCTCGGGAGGAAATGAGCCGTGGCCAACGTCCGCGGGCAAGGCCTGCAAATTTCGGATTTAAACCCTCAGGCGCCGCAGGCTTCCGGCCTGCCTGATATTCCGCGCGGCGGCGCGCCCTCCGCTGACGCGTTGTCCGGCGTCGCCAACACTTTGGCCGCCCAGGTCGGCAAGCTGGGCGACACCCTGGCGGAAGCCGAAGGGACCAAGGCGGGCAAGATTGCCGGCGCCGATCCGAACTGGCGTCCGTCCGACGATATGACGATCAAGGGCCGCGCCTTCGACAAGTCGGCGAGCGAAGTCTATCTGTCGAAACTCGCCTCGAATTTCCAGGGGGACGCGCTCGACCTCTACCAGCAGAACCAGAACGACCCGGCGGCGTTCAAGACGGCCTATCAAGGCCTGGTCAACACCTACAGGCAACAGCATGTGTTTCCGGAGGCTGCCGGCTGGTTTGACGCCAAGGCGGGCGATATCGCCAACAGCTTGCGGACGCGGGTGCTGAACAATTGGGAGAGCGACCAGAAGGACAAGGCGAACGCATCGCTGGTGACAGATCTGGGCGCCGCCGATGTCTCGCGGGCGCGGCTGCTGGCGATTGATCCGCATGATAACGCCGCCGAGCGCGAATCGTTTCGCATCCGCGATGAGAATGTCGCGCGCATCAAGGCTTCGGCTGACGCCGGCAACATCACCCAAACTGCCGCCGTCAAACTGATCATGGCGGAACAGAACAAGGCGCAAAACGACGTCATCACCGCGCGGGCTGCGACGCTCGGGTCCGCCGATGAAATCGACGCCTATCGGGCGAAGCTGCGGCAGGATTTCGCCGCCGGCAAGCTGCCTGGCCTGCAAGATTTCGACACGGTCGATTCCTCCCTGGCGACGATGTCGAAATCCAAGAAGACGCAGGCCGATCAGGCATTGCGCGATCTAGACGGGAAGGTGTCCGATTTCCTCGATCGCTTCGGAAAAGGGCTGACGCCTTCGTCGGCTGAATGGCTGACGCTCGAACAGCAGGGCCAGAAACTTGGACCCGCCGGCGCCGCCGCGATCGACGCGGCGCGCTCGAAGCTGATGCTGCGGCAGAAAATCGCCTCGCTGTCAGTGAATGACGCGGAAAGCCTGGTGTCGAATCTCGAGCAATCCGCCAAGGGCGGCGGCTCGTCGGGCCGCGTTCTTGCCCCGAACGAACAGAAAGCCATTGCCTCCACGGCTGATCGGCTGGGGATTTCGCCGAGCGATCTTCGCGCCGTTATCTCCTATGAGACGGGCGGAAGTTTCAGCACGGGAAAGTGGGGCGGAAAAGATGGCAAGTATCTTGGGCTGATCCAGTTCGGGCCGGAAGAACAAAGGCAATATGGCGTTCAGCCGGGCCAATCGTTCGAAGCGCAAATGTCCGCCGTGGAACGGTATTTGACGGATAGAGGCGTTCGTTCTGGTGATGATCTCAAGACGCTATACAAGATTGTCAACGGCGGAAACCGGAATGTCAGCGACAATGCGAGCGATGGCAACGGGACAATCGTCGAGCATGTCGCCAAGATCGCCAGCGAACACGGCGGCGGCATGGGCAAGACGTCCGCGGATATTCTCTCGGATGCGCGCGCGGCTGTCGCCGCCAAGCGCTCGTTGATCGGCCAAGACCCGGCGCTTGCGGCGGAACGCGAGGGGATTATTCCGCAGGCCTCCACGGTCGATTTCTCCGCCGCGCCTGACGCCCTGGGCGCCCAGATGCGCGCTAGGGTGACGCAAGCTGAGGCGATCGGAACGGCCTATCAGCGGCCGCCGCAGTATATCCGGCCAGACGAAAAGCCGGCGATGCAGGCCGTTCTTCGCCAGGGCGGAGACAAGGCGCTCGATCTGATTGACGGCGTCATCCGTGGCGCCGGCCCCCGCGCGCCTCAGGTGCTGGCGGAGATCGGCGGCGACGCGCCGGAGCTGGCGCACGCGGGCATGGTGTCTCTCTCGACCGGCGATCGCGGTTTCGCGCGCCAGGTGGCGGACGCGATCAAGGCGCGGGCTGTGCCCGGCGCCAAGGTTCCGGGCGTTCCGGCCAAAGATGTCGAGGAGGCCATGCGCAATGTGATTGGGCCGGCGCTCAACGGTATGGACGCAACCGAGCGGGCGCGCACGCAAGCGGCTGCGTCCGCCTGGTCGGAGCAAGAACTGATCCGAAGGAACCTCGAAGCGGGCGACGCCAAGGCGAAAGACGTGCTCGAGGAGGGGATCAAGCGCGCGCGTGGAATGTCGGTCGATCATACTGGCGCGGCGTTTGGCGGCGTCGCCGACGTGCCAATCGGCAGGGCGGGCCTGTTCGGCCGCGACACGGTCAAGGTGCAGGTTCCCGCCGACGTCAAGACCGACAAGATGGGCGACGTGTTCGCGCAAATCACAAATTTTGACCTCGAGAACCTCGCAAATCCGCCCATGGCCAAAGGCGGCCGGGTGATGACGGCCGACGAACTGCGGCGCGCCACGCCGATCTTTGGGCCGGGCGGTTATCGCTTTGGCGTGGCCGATAAGGTTTCCGGCAAGATCGAGCCGATTGTGGCCAAGGATGGCTCCGCCTTCGTGCTGCCTTGGTCCGAAATCGCGCCCACGCTGCGCTCGCGCGCGCCTTACGCTTTCCGGTGATCCATGGATACATTCGCCAATTGGTCCGACACCAGCTTCGCCGAGCCGAAACCCTTCGATCCTGACGCCGATCGTACCTTTCTGGAGCGCGCGAAAACCTTTGTGACTGGGACGCATGGCGTCGGCGAGGCCTTCGACGCCGCGCGGAGCCAGGCTGAACTGGTCGCCGGCGCGCACAATCTGCGCGACATGCGGTCGAACATCTATGACGACATCATTTCGCAGGTGAGAGAGGCTTCCGGCGTCAATCTCGAAAGCCCGCTCGATAACGGATGGCCGCAGCAACAGCAGATCGCGCAGCTCCGGCGCGATCGCGAGGCCGCCGGCTTCAATATCTCGACGTCCGTCGAGGATGCGGCGGCGGGCTTCTTTGCGCAACGCGAAGCCGATTTCATGCAACAGCTTCGCGACCTGAAGCAGCAACAGCCGGACAAGATGCTGGGGATCGACGTCGACACGCCGATCTCCGAGCGGATCGCCCAACGGTTCGGGGCGGCGAATGAAGGCTTGGCGAAGGCGTCAGCGGATCCGCAGCTCGGGGGGCTGCCGCAGTTCGCCGCCGAAACGCTCGGTTCGATGGTCGGTTCGCGCGGAGATCCGAACTTTTGGTATTCGTGGGCGCTGCCGGGCGGCGGCGCCGGAAAGGCCGCGTGGTCGCGCATTGGCTCGGCCGCGCTGACCCAAGGCCTCGGCATGGCCGCAATGACGGCGCTGCAGCAGCCGGCGACGCAGGCGCTGCGGGCGCAAGCCGGCCTCGAAAACAACGCGCTGGAAGAGATCGCGTCGGCGGGCCTTGGCGGCGCGCTGATCGGCGGCGGCGCGCACGCCGTTTTGTCCGAGGCCCTTCCTGCGCTGCGCCGCGTCCTGGCGGGGAACGCCAAGCCGGCCGACTTCGAGGCGGCGGCGGCCGCCGGCGTCCATGTGGATGAGCCGACGCGTCAAGCCATTGCGCAGGAGGCGGAGGCCGCCAAAGCGCACGCGGAAACCTTGAAGGCTCCCGACACCGTTCCGGAGGGAACGGCCCAAACTGCTTTCGCCGAGGGACTGACCCATGCTGAAGATCCGAATGCGCCTCCTCCGCTCGTCGACCGGCCGGTTCCGCCGGGAACGACGGACGCCCTGGCGCGCAAGGTGGTCGGCGAAGCGGAAAATCCGGGCGCAGCGCTCGACGCGCTGAGGGCGGAACCGAACGCTGTTGAAAGCGCGCTCGCCTCGGATGATCCCGAATTGCGCGACATGGGCCGCGTCGCCTCGCTGGGCGACGAGGCGTTCGGGCTCGTCAAGTCCGGCGAGGTCGATCCGCTTCATGGCGCCATCGTCGCCGGATCGAGTGATGATCCGGCAATGCAGGCGGAATTAATGAGCCTGTTGAAGCGGATCGAACCATTTGACGTCGAGGACGCCCGGCAGATCGTCGCCAACCATTTGGCGGCGGGCGCTGCGCCTGAGGCGGCGACCGCGCGCGTCGGCGCGAAGCGGGCGCCGCCGCCTCGCACGCTGTCGCTGCTCGAGTTCATGGCGTGGAAGGGACTCGCCGAAACCCCGGAGCTGCGTCAGATTTTTGACGGAAATCCGGCTGTTCCGTTCTTTGGCCGCCTGTTTCGGCGCGACGGTTTGACGATCGACGACGCCATTCAGGCGGCGAAGGAACATGGCTATTTATTCGATCCTGCGGACGTCTCGCGCGGCGAACGCACGCTGACGCCGAACCATCTTTATGATCTGCTCGAGCGTGAGGCGGCGGGACAAAAGGTTTGGGCGGCCGGCGAAACGCCGGAAGATCGGGCGTTCACTCAGGCGCAACGGGCGGAAACCGAGCGGCAGATTAGCGCATATCGCAAGCAAATTCGGCAGGCTGTACGCGCACCCGAAGGTGAAAAGCTTGACCAAGCCATTCTGGACGACGCGGCCGCGCGGTTGCATAGTGGCGAGCATACGGACCCGCTCGCGGCTTGGGACGCCGCTGCCGTAGATCACGAGCGCGCACTTTCGTCTATCATCGAGCGTTTCGACGCGCATGAGGCTGAACCACATGACGCATTCCCCGGCTTCGACCTCCCCGAAGTTCAAGCTGACGCCGGCCGAGCATCGCGCGCGGGCGAAATCCCTCCGCCAGAAAGCCGAGCAGGACCCCAGCCAGAAGGAATTGCTGCTGGATCTGGCGAATCAGTCGGAGCGCATGGCGCAGCTAATCGAGTGGCGGCAAGCCCGACCGGAAACGAACGAATAGCAAGTAATGCGGAGCCGTTTGGTCCGGTTATCTCTGCGTCTCCGCAAACCTTCGGCGATGCGGTGGAGGAGTTGCGTCGTCGCGGAACTGGCGAAATTGTTGGCGCGCTGCATCGTCCCGAGCTGGGAGATATTTCTGTGCCTTGGGAAGTCCCAGGCGATCCGTCCCACGGTCTCAAAGGATTGATCGCGCGCGGCCGCGCCGACGTGATCCCGCTCCTTCCCGACATAATCGCCAATGGCAGGTTGGAGCTTGGCCGCACGCGTGCGCGGATCTTCACCGATGATCACGCGGCTGTCGTGCGTCTGGACTATCGCGCCGATACGTCGCAGCCGGCGACAGAAAAACGGTGGTTGCTCACGGCTTTCGAGAATGACCGGCCGTCGGGAAAGTCTGCACCGTCCCCGGCGAAGGGGGAGACGGTCAACTCTTCTCCCCAGCCGGCACCGGAAAACATAGGACAAACGCCCGATCCATTCAAGGACGCCGCAAATCCCGGCGACATGGCCAATCAGGTTCCGGTGGCGCGGCCCGATGGGACGTCAAAGCCAGTCGCCACAGATCTGATCCGCTATTATCACGGAACAGCGTTCAGCGATGCGTCGGACTTTTCTGGTAAGACGTGGGTAACGCCAGACCTCAATTATGCGCGCGCCCATATCGGCGAAAATGGGAACGTCCTCTACACGGAATTCACCAAAGAGGAAGCGATCAAGCGCGGCCTCTACGATGACGTAAACGACATTCCGCAACACGGACCGATCGACGATGGCGCACAAGTCCTGAGGCCCTACGCTGACGGCAAGCAATCCGCGTCCTTCGTTCCGGGCGACATGGCCAATCAGGTTCCCGTCACCCGCCCGGACGGAACCGTCGCCTTCCTGAGCCGTGCGGACCTTGGCCGCGCCGCCGAACGCGAGCGCTGGATGGGTGACGTCATTTCCGCGTGTAAGGACTAGGCGGCTTTTCAGTATTTCAACTGCGACGATTGCGACACGGCGAAGGACTCGACCGAAGCCGATTCGGTCGTTTAACTGCCGTCTTTGAAGGCCGCTCGGCCTGAATTGCGAGAAAATACCATGCGCATTTTGATTATTCCCGGACTGCTGCTCGCTTTGGCGGGGTGCGCCATGCCGCCGCAGCATACGGCGATGAATCTCGATACGAACGACCCGAAGTTCAACTCGCCGGAGTGCATAGATATTCGAAACCGTGCGCTTACCTATGATGACAGAACTGGCGAGAACATCGGCAGCGTCCAGATGTCACGGCAATATTTCAATCGCGAGATAATGCTCCGGTGCTCGAGCGCGGCTCCTGCGGCTCCGCGGACTTAACCCGCCGGGCTTGCCTCCATGATGGCCTCACCGGAGGTCCATCATGGCGTTCAACGATTGCATCCTTTCCGCGCGCGACCAGGGCGCGCTGACGCCTGACGAGGCGGACGAACTGATCGCCCGCTACGAGGCGCATGTGCGATCAATTCAGGCGGAGACGCGCTCCATGGGCGGGCCGCTGCCGCCGCCGACGCCGGACCAACTCAAGGAGGCCAAGGCGCGGCTGGCTGGCGATATCGCCGCCGTCGCCGAGCAAAAGGAATGGATCGCGCAGCGCAACGCCGAAGTGATCGACGGGCTTCGCGCGACGGCCGAGGGCTATTCGTTCAAGGGCGGGCCTGATGTGCTGCGCGCCATGCTGGGCGTGCTCGAGAACAAGAACAATGTCCTGCTCGGGCGGCCGTCCGTGGTCACGCGCGCCGATGCGCTGATCGGCGAGGCGCACGGCAAAATGGAGCAAATGCTTTGGGAGTTCCGTCGCAAGTTCTGGAGCGGCAAGCGCCGCGGCGCTCTGCGCGAGGAAAACCTGATTGATGAGGCCTTCGCCAAATCGACGGGCGATTCTGCAGCCAAGGATTATCTGACAGCCTGGCGCGCGGTCGCCGATGGCCTGGTCGATCGGTTCAACGCCTTGGGCGGGTCGATCCGGCCGATGGACGATCTTTCGCCCTTCGGCGGCTATTTCCCCCAGCCGCGCGAGGACGCCCGCATTTTGGCGCGCATGGGCGAAGATAGGTGGGTCGAGTTCATCAAGCCGCTCCTGGGCGTCCAGTACATGCGCGATCCGCTGACGCAACAGGCGTTGTCGCCTGAACGTCTCGACGAAGCCTTGCGCGTGATCTACTGGCGCAAAGTGACCGATGGCGGCCTCGAGCGCGCGCCGACCATGCAGGTTTTCGGCAAGGGCGCGCTCGCGAACCAGCGGCAGGATCATCGCTTCTTGATCTTCAAGGATGGCGACGCCTGGCGCGCCTATGACGCCGCCATGGGCTCGAACGGCGCCTATGCCGCGATGATGCACCATGTCGACGGGCTGGCGAAGGACGTCGCCGCGCTCGATGTGCTCGGGCCGAACCCGGCCGCCGTGGTCGAATGGATGCGGCAATTCGTCGACCAGGAGGCCGCCCGGGCGCTCGCCGGCCAGCCGTCGCTTTATCGTGGGACGCCCGGAAACTCGCGGATTGGCCGCGTCGACTCGGGAAGCGGCGGGATCAAGCGCTTGTGGGATCAGGTGCGCGGTGGGTCTGTGGTGGACAATATGGCCGTGGCCGATTGCTTCCAGGCCTTGCGCAATTTCCTGATGGCCGATCAGCTCGCTTCGACGGCGATCACGGCCGCCTTCACCGATCCGTTCCAGCAGGCCAACGCCCGACGCTTCGCCGGCGTGCCCATGATGCGCTACATCGCCGAGGCGGTTGGCCAAATCTTTTCGGAAGGATCCAAGCGCGATGTGACGCGCGCCGGCGTGATCTATCAGGACGCCATGGATCATCTCGTCGGCGACGTCCGCAAGATGGGCCTGACGACAGGCGCGGTGTCCGAGGCCTCCAAATATCTGCCGGACCGCATTCTGACTTGGACCGGCCTGACGCCGTTCACGCGCGTCGAGCGGCGCGCCGCCGCCCATGCCATCATGTTCCACGCAGCGGACAGGGCAGGGCAGACGATCAGCGAAATTCGCGCGTCCGGAACGGATGGTCTGCGGTTCGCGCAATGGCTGCAAGGGTTCGGTATTGGCGAAGCCGAGTGGGACCGGTTGCGCGCCGTCGGCGGCCTGAACCATGGCGCCGCCGGCGACATGCTGCGGCCGATCGACGTGTTCAACGCGGCGGCCGCCTCAGGCGATGACAGCTTGCGCGAGCTTGGCCTTCGTTATTCCGAGGCCGTGCACGCCTTTCAGGAGGAGGCGACGCCGGAAGGAACCAACCGCATTCGCGCGGCCGCCAAGCTGGGAACGCCGTCCGGCTCCGTCATTGGCGAACTCATCCGGTCATCAACCATGTACATGTCTTTCGGCGCCAATATCCTGCTGTCGCTGCAAAACGCGATCATGCACGAGAGCAGAGCCGGCCGGCGCGGCTGGGCCTATATGCTGGCGGCGATCTCGACGTTGACGGTGGGCGGCGCGGTTCTGACGCAGATGCGCGCCCTGGTGAAAGGCCAAGACCCCATGCCGGTCAACTCGCCGGAATTCTGGCTCGAGGCCTTTGTGCGCGGCGGTGGTGGTGGTGTGTGGGGCGATTACCTTTCGGCCGACATGTCGCGCGGCCCCGCCACGGTGCTGGCCAAAATTCCGGGACCGGCGATCAACTTCGGCGCCGACGTGTTGGGCCTCGTCGATCCGCGCAAGGCGTTCACCTTCTCGGATGAACAGCCGAACCGCGCGAAGACCGCGGCGGACTTCGGCCGCAAATATGTCCCGGCGCAAAACATGTGGTGGCTCAAGCCGGTGACGCAGCGGCTGCTGTGGGATCAGTTGCAGGCCATGGCCGATCCTGAAGCCTATCGGAACTGGCGGCGGCGGGAAAAGAAGTTGAGGGACGATACAGGGCAGGGCGTCTGGTGGGGGCCTGGCGACATCGCGCCACGCCGCGCGCCGGATTTTTCGACGTCCTGGCGCGGCTGATCCGCGCTTAATCCTCGCGCACGCGAAGCATTCTGGGGCCACTTCGGAGGCCCCTTATGTCGTCACTCACGCCCATCGTTCGCGATACGCGCCAGCGCGACATTGTCGCCGCCGTTGGGCAGACGGTTTTCAATTTCACCGCCTTCCTGATTGATCCTCTCGATCTGGTCGTGCTGTGGCGGCCGGACGGTGCGTCGGATTTCTTCAGCGCCGCCGGCTACACGGTCGCGCTCATCTCGGGCGGCCTATCCGCCGCGGTGACGTTCGCGACCGCGCCGCGCCCGACCGCCGACGATCCTGCGGTCATCGTGCGCCTGGTGGGTCGCCGGATCGGCAACAGAATCACCGATGTGACGCGCGGCGGCGCGCTCTCCTCCGCCATGCTCGAGCGCGAGCTGGACGCCGTCGAAATCACGCTGCAGGAGCTGCGGCGCGATATCGACGCGGCTGCGTCCCTGTTCTCGAACTCCGTGACGATGCGCCAGGCGCGGACCTGGCTGGCCTCTCAATCGGTCGCTGGGCTCTCCGCCATTTACGTCATTGATCAGGGCATGTCGGCGGATATCGCCGATCCCCTCACGATCCAATGGCGGCACGGCGCGACCATGGTCGCCGGCGATGCGCTCTACGCCTTCATCCAATCCACCCTTGGCCTTTCGTCCTCGCAGATGGGCGCGGCCTTTGTCGCCATGAAGGGACTCGCCTCTTGATTCGTAAACTGCTCGCATTCCTCGCGCTGCTTCTTCTATGGGCAGCGCCGGCTGGAGCGGCCGAAACGTCGGTCAACTTCGGTTTGCGCACTGGCGCTAATCCGCGCACCGTCTGCATTTACGACGCCTCTCATACCTGCGTGCCGATTGGGGCGCTGGATAACGCCGCGCACGCGTTCTTGCCGGTGGCCTCCGTGACGGGGAACCTGCTGACCGGCTCCAACGCGTACTCGGGGAGCAACACGTTCAGCGGCGCGGTCACGTTCAATGATGCGCGGACGGCGGGGCCAGTCAAAGAGCCTGTGGGGCTGCGTCAGGTCGCGACGCGCTCTTATATTCCGACGCGGCTTGGATCGTGGCAACAGTGCATGGCGCGCACCATGCACATCGCGCGAGACGACATCACGTCGCTTCGCGCGGCCTATGCGTCGTGGATCGGGCAGGCCTCGAACGGCGAGACGCTCACCCCGCAGCCGCTGTCGATCCAGGGCGTATCGGTCGAATATCCGGCGGGCACGTTCACGCAGTTCAAATGGGGCGGGTCGACGACCGCGTCTCAGTCGCCGGGCCTTTCCCCCTTGTCCGACGCGGCCGTGGTGGCGATTCCCAAGAACGCCACGTTCTGGATGCGCGCCTTAATCACGACGTCCACCGGTACGTCGGGGATGCCCTACACGGGCAGCGGAGACAGCAACGCGGGGCCGGTCTATCCGGCTGGCGGCGACGCGCTCAACTGCGGCGCCAGCGTCGCCAATCAGGTGCTGGGCGGCACGGTCACGGACAATCAGTCCAACCAGGCCGCCATCTACCCGGTCGCTCTCGTCGCCCAAACAACGGTTAGGTCTGCGCTGATCGCCGGAGACAGCATCGGGTTTGGCTATCGCGACGTGCCCACGCAAGGCGGCGACGTGGGCGTTATCGCCCGCTCCATCGGCCCCACGATGGCCTATATCAACGCGTCCGTTTTTGGCGACAGCGCCAATGGGCTGGCGAACGGTCACTCCGCGCGCGCGGCTCTGGCGGCTTATGTCACCGACGTTGTGGTTCAGGTCGGGATTAACGACGTATCTGTTGGCTATGCGGAATCGACGATCAAATCAAACCTCAAGACAATCTGGGCGTCGTTTCCGGGCAAGCCGGTTTATCAAGCCACTTATACGCCGTACGCATCTTCAACGGACGCTTATAAAACGGTCGATAACCAAACGCCGTTCGCCAACGACAACATTCGGCAGGACGTCAACGACTGGTTCAGAACGGTTCCTGACGCCAATCTTGCTGGGGTCATCGACATAGCCGATCAGGTTGAGAACTATCGAGGCGGCGGAAAATGGGCCGTATGGGGCCCGAACTGCTCGGGCTACTGCCAGCTCACCTTTGACGGCCTCCACCTCAACATGCCCGCCAACGCGCTGATCGTGAAATCCGGCGTGGTCATGAACGCTCTTACTGCCGGCCGCTATCGCTGAGGTGACGAAATGACTTTTCTTGCAACGCCTCTTCATTTCACGCCGGCAGACTTCGCGGCTTATTGCGCCAGTCTTCGTTGGGCGAAAGGCTGGCGGCCAAGCGCCATAACCGTCCACAACACGGCGCTCCCCAACCTCAAACAATGGGCGAAGGCTGGCCTGGGCATCGCGGGCGGCACGCAACGCGTCAAGAACCTGAACAGCTATTACAAGAGCTTGAAGTGGCACAGTGGCCCGCACCTGTTCGTGGCGCCGGATTTTATCTGGCTGGCCTGTGATCTGGAAGCCGACGGCGTTCACGCCTCCTGTTTCAACAAGACCAGCGTCGGCGTCGAAATGGTCGGTGATTATGCGACGGAGCCCTTTGACAGCGGTGACGGCGCCAAGGTTCGCGACAACGCCGTCGCCGCCGTCGCCGCGCTCTGCTTCGCGCTCAATATCGCTCCGGCCGCGATACGCTTTCACCGTGAATGCCTGCGCGATCATCACGACTGCCCGGGCAAGCTTGTGGACAAAACCGATTTCGTCGCGCGCGTCACGACGGCGCTCGCAGCGGGAAAAACGAGAAAGGAACACGCATGAAATTTTCGTCTGTCTTCGCGGTCTCTGTCGCGATTGTTTTCGCCTTGCTTGGCCTCGCGCCGGCGCACGCCGCCGACGCCGCGCCTCAGGTGGTGGTCATCCCTTGGGGCGACTGGCTCAAAGAGTTGATCGTCGCCGTTGGGGGCGTCGCCGTCACGCTGGCGTCGTTCCTGGTCGCCAAGTTCGTGCCGTCTTATCTCCGGCTGTTCATCACGGACGGCATGGTGACGAACGCGGTGAACACCGCCTTGGCGCAGGTCGAGGGCGCGGTGGCGGGACAGAAACTCCCGTTGCCGATCGCGAACGCCGTCGTCGCCGAAGCGGTGAGCTATATCGTGGCGTCCGAGCCGAAGGTGGCGAAATGGCTTGGCGACAAGCTCCAGCCGCTCGTCCTGGCCAAGCTCAGCGCGCTCGGCTGTGCGCCGGTTGCTGCCATCGGGTGACGCCCTACGCGCGGCTCGGATCGGCCGAGCCGCGCATTCTCTCGCAATTGGAGATTGAGATGAGCCCCGCTGCCAGCGATCCAACCCTGCATGAGCGCGTCGCTGTGCTGGAGCAGATTGCCGAGGACATGGCTCCGAAGGTTGATGCCATGTACGAAATGATGCTCCAGGGCAGGGGCGCTACACGGCTTGGGCGCGCCGTCGTTGGCATCGCTGGAACGGCCGGGATCTTCACAGTTGTCGGCCACAAGTGGCACGCCTTTCTCGCGTGGCTGGGGAGCTGAAGGATTGTGCGATTTTGGCCGCGAAACGGCGAATGTCGCATGGTCGCTCTCGTAACAGTTTGAAAGATAATAACTTTATGATAACTCTTAATCAGCGGGTCCAAGGTTCGAGCCCTTGTGCGCCCACCATCGAAATCTCGAGCTAATCTGATTAGCAAAAGAAAAGCCGGCGTTCATCGCCGGCTTTCTTGCGTTTGGACTTCTCGACGTCGCCCCTTGGGCTGTTGCGGCGACGAACCCATTGGAGCGCCGCCTGAAAAATCTTCCGGGTGGGCCGGGCGGTGGTCCGCCCGGCGCGTTCGCTTGCCTCAGCCTTGGAAGATCAGCAGCACGAAAGCCAGGAACAGCAGCAAATGCACGATTCCCTGCAGGATGTTGGTGCGTCCGCTGGCGAATGTGACGATGCTCACCCCCAGCGTCAGCAACAGCATCACGAAGTCGGCGTGTTCGACGCCCAGCACCATGGTGCGGCCGGTCCAATGGCTCACGACCAGCATGGCCGGCACAGTGAGGCCGATCGTCGACAGCACCGACCCCAGGAAAATATTGATGGACCTTTGCATCTGGTTGCGGACCGCCGCCGCGGTGGCGCCAATCGCCTCCGGCGTCGCCACCAGCGCCGCGATCGTCACGCCTCCCAATGTGGAGGGCGCCCCCATGGTCTCGATCAGATAATCGACGGGATGCGCGAGCTGTTCGGCCAGATACACGACGGGCAGCATGAAGGCGCCCAGCATGGCCGCGTGGAAGGCGATGGAGCGGCTTCCCATCGGCGCGACCTTGCCATGGCGTTCCTCCTGGTCCGGGCCGGTGAAATAGCCGCGGTGCCGGCCCGTCTGCGCCGTGAGGAAGGTGGCGTAGAGCGCCGCCGCCATCAGCGACAGGAAATGCTCCTGCGCGTTTGAGAGCGTCGGTCCCGCCGTCGTCGTGGTGTAATTGGGCATGATCAGCGTCAGCACCGCCAGCGGAATGATCACGCCGAGATAGGCGTTCGCCCCTTGCAGATTATAATTCTGCTCGCGGCGCCTGAGCGCGCCAAGCAGCAGCGACAGGCCGACCATTCCGTTGAGCACGATCATGATCACCGACAGCAGCGTGTCGCGCACCAGCGTCGGATTGTTGGCGCCGTGCAGCATGATGGCGGAAATGCTCATCACCTCGATCGCGGTCACCGCCAGCGTGAGGATCAGCGTGCCGTACGGCTCTCCCATGAGCTGCGCGAGGTGTTCGGCATGACGCACGACGCCCAGCGACGAGACCAGGATCACGCCAAACAACCACAGGAAGACGAAGCCGAGCTTCGCCGGCTGGCTCAAGTCCGAGAGAATCGACGGGCCGAAGCTCAGGAAGGCGGCGCAGGTCGCCACCGGAATCGCCAGCAAGCTCTCGCGCCTGAGGGTCGCGCGCAAATTTGTGGGGGGCGGGGCGTGGGGCGCCGCTTCGCTGATGCTCAT